GGACTCTTCACACATCGTGATCTACAAAGAATGATCACAATGATTACCTGGAATGCAAAAGCAGGTAACGCTCTTTCCTAGCAGGATTGAGCATTAAGGTTGCTCCTTAATTCAGGTGTGTGAAGGGTCCCATAACCGGAGAGGCAGCTCAGCAGAACAAACTGCTGGCGGTAACGCAAACAAAGAGCACGTCTGAAAAATCGACGTGTCATTCCACATGGAGCAACAGCTTGAAACGCCCACCCCGTCACCATATCGGACCGGTCAACCGGAATTACTCAATCACGCTACCCTCTGAGAAGACTTCTACAGTCTATCGGAGCAATGGCGTTGTTGAGTCCGTGACCAACTCGAAACCGGAACATCGGGCAGCGCAACTGACTGTGAACAACCCCTGGCGGCAACAGAAACCCGCCAAGTTGACTCCTACAGCACGAACGTTAAATCACTGGAGACGTGATGTCCCCATCATGACCGTCACGACACGTGGTCCCGGTGGACGTTACACAGTGGCTATTGGACCGCATAATGCGCCCATAGATGGTGAGTGGTCGAGGCGTTATCTTAGCCCGACCTACGGCACCTACGACGAGCAACTTCGTACTGAAGCGGTCCTTGAAGCTATGACAAAAGTCAAGGATCAAAAGTGGAACGCCGGCGTGGCTCTTGCAGAGTCAGCCGGTGTGGTGCAGATGGCGTCAGACTTCATGAGTTTGATAACGCGAACCCGGAAAGCCCTTCGCAAAGGTGAAACCGCTAAAGCGTACCGTGATTTCAGGAAAAAGACGAAATACATGTCCTATCCTGCATGGAGGCAAAAGTACTGGAAAGATGTAAACCACGTACGTAGCGTCCGTGAAGCGAAGCACATCCCTACCGGGTGGCTTTACTATCACTTTGGCATCGCACCTACCCTCTCCGACATCGCTGATGCAGCTGAAGCTCACAGCACGGCCATTGCAGATCTTCTTTACAGTGGTGCGTTGTATGTCACAGGGTATGCAAAACAGACGACCAAAACAGCAGAGACGTACATGTACGGGCACTTGGAGTATAACATGCTTCGATCCGTACGTGTCATTATTGGGGTTCGCCCCAAGAACTATCTGCTGGCAAAGGCGTCTGAACTGGGAGTAACGAACCCGGTCGAAGCGCTCTGGAATCGAGCGCCATGGTCTTGGGCCGTCGACTATTTTACCTCGTTTGGTAAGTGGTTGTCAGTGCTTGATACCTCGTTGGGGTGGACTTGGGATGAAAAGTGGGTAGAATCGTGGCGAGTTGTTGCTTCGTCCACGTGGACACCTGTTTCCCAAGGTAAAGTATCCTTCTATCCCGTTGAGAAAGGCTCCATCCGTCACAAGAACATTAACCGAAAGGTTCGTGGCGACTTGTACGGACCCATGGGGTCCATCTTGCCGCAGTTTAAACGCCGCGGTCCTTCCGTGCAACAGTACTCAACGCTGTTCTCGGCTTTCGCTTCTGCCATGCGGATTCCAATCCGCCCCTGACAGAGCAATCAACCAGAGGTACAAACATGGCTATCGCCAACATCGTTGTCGCTGATGCGACGACCCCAACCCCCGTGAACCACACCTTCGTGCCCATCGCTGATGGGTCCGATGCGAAGTACGTTAACGAGGCCGGTGCCCAGACCCTCGCGGGTCAGGAAACCATCGGTTTTACCGTGAAGCGTGCGACGGACGGGAAAAGCGCCAACACTGCACGTCTCACCCTGTGGGACCCGGTGGAGGTGTTGAACGTCAACGGAACTTACACCGTTGATCATGGCAGCAGCGCCGACTCTCGCTTCAACTTCGCCCAAACGGCGACGTTGCAAGAGAAGCTGAACGTGGTCACCATGCATATCAATGCACTGACCGCCATGAAGACTGCTATCGCGGGTCTGATGCCCCAGATCTAATGGGCAGAAGTAACCGACAGCAATCCGTTGTGGGCTCACGCCCACCCGTGTACAGCGATGTACATAGCAACAGCGACGTGGTGAGAATAAGCCACGTCATACGAGGAACATTGCAATGTCTCCGAGACCTCCTAGCCCTTACCGGGCTGATTTTGATAGTGCTTCTTTTGACCTTGGATCGCACCTTCG